CAAGATATCCTTTTATTGTACTGCCTTCATAGAAGTAGCAAGCCATCCCGCCATAGAACTTGATGCCTGTCGATGCGTCTATATCCACATACGAAGTGTCGTACCACACGCCCTCAAAGACGGTGCCACTGTAGATAACAATATGCCCATCGGCATTTACATCAGTGCCCTTGACCTTTTGAAAAAGAGTGCCGTCTCCTATCTGATCCATATTGTCAGGCTTGCCGTTCCAGGCAGCTTTCTCGACATCGGTCATTGTGCGGCAACCCGGGTCAGTGATAGCAGTTGATAGTTTGAGATGGTGAGCTGATAAGTCAGCCTTGTTTATGAGGTCATAGTTTGAGCCTATTGTCACCTGGTCAAGCAATATGAGGCCGTTGGCATCAAGGGCAGCGGAGGCAGTGCGCTTGAACAGTGTACCGTTCGGCAACTGGTCGAGGTTTGCCACACCTGCCGCAACCCACGTGGAGCCGTTCCACCACTTCGTCACATTAGGCACTGTGGACGTATCGCACCATAGTTGCCCTACTACAGGGCTTCCGGGAGCTGTGCTTTGTTTTGGTATACTAAACTCTTTTGTTATCGGGTTGTATCCAGACTGATAAGAACATTGATCTGAAAGCAGGAGTTTGCCCGCGCTGAGTTGTGTCGCCAGCACTCGCTTGTAGAGGCCAGCATCATCATTTACCTGATCCAGCAGCACAAGACCGTCTGCGCTGAGAGCTGCTGACTTTACTCGGTGATAATTCGTGCCGTCAACTACGACGTCGAGATTGATAGGGTTAAGGTAGATTGTCCCTACGGCGATGTCGCCCATGGCTTCAACGCTGCTGTCGCCCGTCTCCCCGCCTACCTCAGCGGCCAGTGATTCCGCCCGGTGCGTCCACCAGCCGCCGAGTCCTATAGTCGCCTCAAAGAGATTGTCGGCCGGGCGGTAGACCTCATTGATATATCCCACGTTGCCCGTCTCTACGGTATCGTCTATGAAGTCGGTCATCTTCACGTAGTCGTACAGCTCCTGGCCGAGATTGATCGGCACATGGGCAACCGTGTACCGCTGGTTCATTTGATATTTGGCGAGGATGGCCTGAGCGATATCTACCGCCTGGGCGTTGCTGGCAAGGTTGTATTCAAAGAAGGCCATGATTGTTCTGTACTTACTTGTCGAGTTGCCGTCTATAGCAAAACCGGAATATGCAGGGGTAACGTCTGTAGGCGTCCTGACCGTGATATGGTTCGGAATGACCAACTGCCTGCCCCGGTATTTGTCGTGGATAATGTGAACGCTGGACGAATACTCGTAGTCGTAGGTCGTGCCCGATGTCGTAGGCCTGAAGACATAAAGACTGCCGTTCTGCTTAACCCTCATGGCGTTGTAGGTGAAATCTATCAGCCTGCGCATGGCTCCGAGCCGGGCGTTGTTAGTATATATCCTGTAGTTGGTCTTAGGCTTGATGGTGTCAAAGAGGGTGTCGAGGGTGCCCCACTCGATTGTCAACGCCGGGCAGTGAGTGAATGGTGCCAGTGTCGACGCCGCTATCTGCGAATACAGGGTCTTTGCGGTCAGGGTCCCGTCCGGCGTGTAGCTTACGCTGGCTCTATCCTCGGCGATCTCGTTGACCTTGCCGATGCACGTCAGCTGACACAACCGCTTCCCGCTGGCCGTGAAGAACTGAGGCTTCAAGGCCACAAGGGGCGGCAGATTGCAATACTCGTTGCCAGCACCAGTTACAAAGCCCCGGCCAAGCGTGACGGTCTTGCCCTCGAGCACCAATCCGTCCAGGGCGCCGTCCTCGTTGGCAATGACAACCGTCACCTTTTCATTGAACGGCTGGCCTTCTCGTGTGTAGGAGATAACCCTGTCCGTCTCAAACATGCTGCTGCCGATTGCTACCCTGATATACGGCGTGGCCTTCATTGCCCGCTGAGCGGCAAGCAAAGTTGCGCTGAGTGAGATCATGTCAGTTTAAAGCTCCCCTTCGCTACGGTGTACTTGACTCCTACCCCTGAGCCGTCCTGCGCGGTCACTACATACGACCACGTGCCTTTGGTTGATGCAACTGTCGTGGCGTAGTAGTAGACGTACTTGCCGGATACGTCCTGTGTCATCACTCCATCGGTTACAATAGCCGTTCCTGAGGGGTCGTAGAGCGTTATCTTTATTCCGTTGCTGGGATCGATGTACGCTCCCAGCCAATCCTTGATATCGGCATGGATCGGTACGGTCTCGCCCGCCTGGAATACTGTCTGCGTGATTATCGTCATTGCCTCACCTCATATTTGTATAAACTTTCAGGTCGCGATATTGTCGCGTGTAGACGTATAAATCCCGATAGCTCCTCAGATATGTTATCAGCTTCATGGCTCGGCCTACAGCTCCGATAAGGCTAATAACCTCTGCGCCCACACCGTTGTCGATCGCCTGTTTGAACATGGCAAGAACTGCTTCAACGCTGGTTCCCGTGTCCTGGGCGACCATAGCCGCAAGCAATGTTATCGCTTCCGCGCCTGCTCCGATATCGCTGCCTGTGAATAGAGCCAAGAGAGAAGAGGCCTCGCTGCCACTGCCAGAATCAGACCGCTGCATCAAGAGTGACAGTAGCGATAGCTCGACTCCAATGCCGACTTCAGCTCCCGCTATGGCTGCGGTTATCGTCTTGACCAGGTCGATGGCTCCTGTCGGGTATTCTTGGGCGAAGAGGGCGCGGGCTATCACAGCATCAATGGCTGTGCCAGTGTCACTCAATAGATGCGCAACGGCGAGTTCCGTTGATATATCATCGCCTGCGCCAGTGTCCGAGCTGGTTTTGACGCCTTCAAGGATATGCAGGTAGGAGTTTTCAAAAACTGTGCCTGTCTCAGCGCATAGGATCGTCTTGACCAGGGCGGCCAAATCAGCGCCTATACCTTCGTCGCCAGCCGCAAGGTCTCGGTTGAGGAGATTTTCAATCCCTGACGCTATCTCTGCCAGTGCGATGGCTCGATTTAGTAAAGCCTCAATCCCTGAACCTGTCTCAGCCCCGAGTAATGCCGCAAGCAGAGCGGATAGGTCAGCGCCTGCGCCTGTGTCAGCCCTTGAATGTGAAGCCGTCGGATATGCGGTCTTGGCGTCTGCTCCGGAGCCCGTCTCCGAAGAGGTCTTGGCGGTGATATCAAGATTACCTGTGGCGTAGATACTGATAACATCACCACTTAAAGGATAATATGTATGTGTACCAGGAGTCATCAAGTCGCCAGAGTCATAATATAGACCACTACCACCACTACTAGCATATTCTATATATCCAGTTTTATTACAAAGAGCTAAAAAATCACCTTCTGATACTGCAATAGATAAACCAGTAAATGTTTGTTTACTACCAGAAGTTACGGCTCCAAGAGTAGCACTCGCACGATAAGTATAATTCGTACCACTACCGTAGAAGGTTCCTATTTTAGCAACCGTCTCGCTGGTATAAAACCAAAGTTCGGCAGAGGTTATAGTACCAGTATCGTTGGCAGCATTAGCAAGGTCTATAAAGGTATATGGAGCACCATAATTACTAGCTCTATCAGTAGCCCCAGGCCCAATATCAATATCAGCCATTTTTTACTCTCTGAAAGCTATCTTTTCTCGCTGCTATATCCAGCCCTTTGATAGCACACCTGTCATAATTGGCTTTGGTCTTGTTGTGTTTGTCGTTTCTATCCCAACCCTTCTGAATCTGCTCACACGCTTCACCCCTTACATCGGAAGCAAAGCCTTCTCCCCACGCCTTGCCGAAGTCCTTGAGACGCTTCTTCATTAGTTGTTTCAATTCGGTATCGGTGATATCTGCGGATACGAGGTCAAAGTGATTATGGAAGGGATTGTTCTGCCAGACCTTCGGGAGACTATCAAACCACTTGTCGTAATCCTTCTGGTCAACAGGTTCGCCTTGCTCGTTTGTCTTGCCAGGGTAGCCTTCCTTGAACTCTTTGCTTGTCTCATCCACTACGTGAACGAAATGCTCGGCATAACGTGGGTCGAACGGCTCACAGTAGAACGCAAAGCGAACCCTTACCAGCCCGTCTTGAACTTCTATACCTGATAATTCAATCTCTGCGTACATGCGCCACCTTTCAAAGAGGAAGCAGAGGCCGCCCCTTGCGAGACGGCCTCGCCCTTAACTCGCTGGGAACTAAAGTCAATGTAATCACGAGAGCGTTATCGTGGTCTCCAGAGTCCATGTACCGCTCGACTTGGTTCCGAGTGACTCGACCTTCCTGTTCAAGCAGATGGTGCTCGTGGCCTGCTTGACAACCCACTCCTGCCAGGCATAGTTGGCATCGGAGCTGCCGAAGGACGACTTCAGCGTGATCTTCTGCGTGGTAGACGTCGGGTAGCCCGATTCCATGCCCTTGTAGGTCTTGTTTGTGGCCGCCTGAAGGTCGGTCTGCGTGGCTGCGGCTGCGGTGGCGCTATCCCCTACGCCTATGGTCGCAGCGGCATTGTCAAAGATATGGGTGGCTCCTGAGACTACGCCGCTTATCAAGTCCCACATCTCGTTAATGCCGGAGTTCAACAGGCAGTTGTTCTCCATCTCTATAACTTGGTATGGGTCATAGAGCGCGTAGAACTTACGCTCAAGCCGTCCCACGGTCTTGTCGTAAATCCATCGGCCTACCGTTCTACCGAAGAATGGCACTGTATCTGCGAACTTCCTCAGTGTCCTGGCACACAACGTGTTCCTTTTAGCGAATACGTCTATGTCCTCGTTGTATTTAAGCAGTCTGGCTTTGCAATTCCAGGTTGCACGTTCCTTTACTTCTTGCATGTGTCCCTCCTGTTAATCTTTTGAATAATTCGGCACTATCGTGATAGGCTCGCGCTGATTCAGTTCGGTCTTGAACAGCGCCAGCTTCTGCATGGCGTCGGCTTGGTACTGCCTGACCATTGCAGCTATGTTGAGCTTGCTCGATATGCCCGTTAAGCGTGACCGCGCTTCGTTGATGTACCCGTTGGCAGCCGTCAGCTCGTGTGAGGCAAGGTTGGCCTTCTCCTGCGCCGGCTGGTCTTCGGCCAGATACCCCTTGGCCTGACTCAGATATTCGGTCGCCGTATTGAGCTCGCCAACGGACGCCCTGAGATAGTCTGATTCAGGGTTCCCACCCCGGGTGAGAGTGTTCATATATGTGCGGGCGGTGCCGAGGTCTGTTACGGCCTGTGTGATCCGCGCCTGCATGTTAGTGATGGCGGTATTCGCCTCGGTCATCTTCAGGCCGATACCAGTCCGGGCGGCGGCCAAGTCAGTGACCGCCTGCGCTACCCTGGCGGCGATCAGGCCGAGGGCGGTATCAACGCCGGTCAGCTTGGCTATTGAATCCACGATCTGAGACCTGCCTTTGTTGATCCATGCCAGTGCTGCGAAGGCTTCCCCGCCCATGAGCAGTAGATTAGTCAGAGCCGCGGGCAATGTGCTGGTTGTTGTGGTCAGGAGATGCGGAGACGTCCAGTAGATGTAGACCGATTCAGCGGCGGACGGCAGGCTGTCAATGTCCATCGTCAGAATGTTCGCCCATGTGGTGAAGTTGCGGAACTCCTGCGGGTCCTGCCCCACGCGAAACTCTACCTTCACAACGTCGAGCCTGTCCGTGAGGCTGGATATGTCCAGGTTTTTCGAGCCGCTTGTAGTCGTGAGCGTAGTCTTCTGCTCACGCGGTCGCACAGAATTAATGTCAACGAGTGCCCTTATCAGATGCTGGTCTAACTCGGTGTCAGCCCATATTTCGTTGTCGGGATCGGTGTCCTGCAATGCTGCCCGTAAAGCGTCTCTGAATTCTGTTAGTTTGTCGCTCATCGTTACTCTCCGCCGCGGCTGATTTTCTTGCCCGTTTTTCTCCTGGCCATGTCAAAGCACATAGCTATCGCCTGGTCTTGTGATTGTGCTCTGCCGGTATCCATCTCAATGGCAATACAAGCGGATATCGCTTCGGCTATCTGCTTGTCGCTGCTCTTGGGTGTGAGGTTGTCTACAGGTGTCGGCATGGTTCCCTCCTTTGAAGAAGGGGAGAGTTTTTAAGGCTCTCCCCTTTTATTGTTACGTCCTAGTTACTCCTAGGCCATGCGGAAACGGTAGGCCATCTCAGGACACAGTGTCTTGACGCCAAACAGGAAGTCCACGGACACCTGGTCTGCCTTCGTGCTGGAGTTGTAGTCGGCGATCACCCTGCAAGCCAGTCCCTCGTAGGTAACTACTTCGCAGTATGCAGCGCCGGCGGGCTTGGCCAGAGCGGCCGAGGCCAGACAGAACGCGTTCTGGTGGAATGCCAGGCTCTCTTCTGCATTTGTCTGGAATGTGACTACCGTTGTGGCGACTTCTTGCTGTGCTAGTGCCGGGTAGATGGCACAGGTTGCCAAGTTCGTGGTGATGACGGCGTCGGCGGTTAACACATACTGGTGAACGGTATCGTCCGCAAAGGTCAACACTGTGCCTTTATGGATGTGTCCAGTGCCGAGTGCGTGCACAGCTACCGAGGTCGCTCCGGCATTAGCGGTTGTTTCTACGTCGCCTGAGTAGTCGTCTCCGCCATAATCATGGGTTATCATCTTCGTACTGTTGTAGAAATTGAAGCCCATGATTCTGCCCAGGGCTGCTTCCTTTAAGGCCTGCGTGTCGCCTTTCTTCTCGGCGTTGATGAAGGACGGCACGACGAGCATACCGGCGTCAGCTTTCGGCCCCAACACAAACCGGCGAAGTCCGTCTTGCGGCACTCCGAGCTGGTTCAGCTTCTGCCGGGCGGCGGCGATCCCTGCAAGCTTGGTTGTCTCTGTTGTCCCGTCGTAGGTGCCGAAGTACGGGACATCGATG